GGGAGAAAAGCGATGAATCTGGGAACCATAGGGCGATCACCGGAGGGGCTACGGATATTTGAAATGGGGGCGAAGTTCTGCAAGGAGCAAGAGGCAAAGAAGGCCGCTGCGGTTAAGGCCGAAAGAAAGAAGCTGGCTCGCCGAATGTCCCGTCAGAAGCGGGCGGTGGATAAGGCCTGGGCCAAGGAAATGGCCAAGCCTGAGAATTGGATGGGGCCGGTCGCCACCATAATCGCGGAGGTCGCAGAGAGTTGCGGTCTGACGGTCGACGAGATCAAGAGCCATCGCCGATTCAAGACGATAGCCAAGGCGAGGCTTGAGATATATTACCGCTGCGCGATGGAGACTGGCGCGACGTTCGTCCTGATTGGGAAAAGCACCAACCGGGACCACTCGACGGTCATCCACGGTATTCGGCACTATGCTGAACGCACAGGATTACCCCTGCCTGGGGGGATGCAATGAGAGCGATCTATTCTGACGGGATGCTTACTGAGATCCAGAAGCGTTGGGCCGCCGGCGAAACGGCTGGCGAGATCGCCCTGAAGATCGAAGGCCTAAACCGCAACAAGGTTATGGGCATCGTTCATAGGGCAAGGGCGAGGGCCGGGGAACAGGCCGACGAGCTCTGGCCGCAGCGCAAACCCAGCGGGAGGATGACCGTCCGCAAGCGCAAGCCTGATCCCTTCAGATACACCGACAGCAAGCCACCCCTGACGCCCAGGATCGTCGTTAGGCAGCAGAAGGTCCAAGAACCTTGGACCCCGCCTGTACGGCCACCCCTGACAGCCCCGATCCTATTCTTTGACCGTAAGGCCACCCAGTGTTCGTTCATTGCCGACGATCCTATGGTTGAGGGCGAGAATACAAAGTGCTGTGGCGCTCCGGTAACGGGTGAAGGATCTTACTGCTCCTGGCATCATGGGATTGTTTATCAGAAGACCGACGCCGGCGGCCGGCGGATCCCGGTCAGAACCCCTGTCTTGACGGTAGGGGCATGAGCGACTGGCCCGCAGGGAAATACGGAGCGATTCTGGCAGATCCGCCTTGGGCGTTTAAGGTATGGAGCGAGTCCACCGGAGCCGGTCGTTCTCCGAGTGCCCACTATTCGACAATGGAATCTGGCGGCATTTCTGATCTGCCTGTCGGGGATCTGGCCGCTGATGACTGCGCCCTGTTTTGCTGGGCCACCTGGCCGACATTCCCTGACGCCTTGGAGGTTATAAAGGCATGGGGCTTCACGTTTAAGACGATGGGGTTTGTGTGGGTGAAGGGCGAGGGTCTGCCGATGTTCCCCGACGACATCAAGACTCAGGTCGGCATGGGTTATTGGACTCGCGCTAATTCAGAACCGTGCATTCTCGCGACGCGGGGCAAACCCAAGAGGCTCCACGCTGATGTCAGACAGATAATCCTCGACCGTCGCCGGGAGCACTCCCGCAAGCCGGTTGAGATCCACGACCGAATAGAGCGGCTGGTCGACGGCCCTTATCTGGAACTGTTTGCCCGCGCTCCCCACAAAGGCTGGGGTGTCTGGGGCAATGAGACAGACAAATTCGAGGGCGCGGCATGAGCCAATCCCGCAAGATGTCCTTGGTCGAGGCCATCGCCAACATGGCAATCGGCTACGGCGTGGCTGTCCTGACGCAGCTGGTGGTGTTCCCATTATTCGGGCTGGCGGTGTCGCTGTCTGAAAACCTCGCTATCGGATTGATATTTACTGTTGTTTCCCTGCTTCGATCTTATTGGATCAGAAGGCTTTTCAATCGCCAACGAATAGGCTAGTTTAATCATGCCGAGGGTAGCTCCCAAGGTGCCTGGATAGGTTGGTGAGGTTGCAGGACTTGTAGCCTCGCCTCACCGCCCATCTTTCTACAAGAGGACCCCGATGCCCAAAACCCCACCGTATATGCGTTTCTTCCCCAGCGACTGGCGCGGTGGTGTATCCGGCCTCACATCCCATGAAATTGGTGTCTACATCCAACTGTGCTGCGCCATCTTTGAAGGCGGCGGCCATGTTGTCGATGATCGCAAATACCTAGCCCGAATTTGTGGCTGCACCCCAGCCTATTTAGGCAAGGCAATAGACACCCTCATAGGCCAAGGAAAGATCATCGCTGATGACCAAGGCCTAACCAATAATCGCGTAGTCGATGAGCTTACACACGCGGTCACTCGGTCCAAGTCGGCTGCGGTAGGCGCGAACGAACGTTGGCAAAAAGACCAACAAAAACAACAAACGGGCGATGCGAACGCATTTCTGACGCATCCCAAAAACGATGCTAACCAGAACCAGAACCAGAACCAAAGTAAAGTAACCCCCATACCCCCAACGCCAGAAGAGATTGCTGAGGCAGCAGCGAAGGCCGCTAAGGCCGCAAGAGATACGGCGCTGCGCGCCGAGTTCGCGAGGGGGTTTTGGCCTATCTATCCAAACAAGGTTGGGAGGCCGAAAGCAGAGACCGCTTACCTCAGAGCAAGAGGCAGGGCAGGGGCTCTGGAAATAGAGGATGGGCTTAGACGATACGTTGCCACCAAACCTCCAGATCGAAAATGGCTCAACCCGGCAACGTTTCTCAATCAAGACCGTTGGAACGACCAGCCAGCTATTGAGGAATCTGAACCAAGTTATTCAGACATCAGACGTGCAGCGCAACAGAAACTGAAGGAAATGGATAATGGGCGAAGTAATCCAATACTCCACCTCGTCGCATCTGAACGACCGTGACACGCTTCTGGCCATTGAGGCAATCACGGGAATGCTGGAAAGCTATGCCCAGCGCCCGCCGGGGATGCCTGATTTTGTGAGGGCATTCGTTGGGAATATCAGCGATCTTCCTATTTCCCTGATTGAGAAGTTTGCGGGGGATTTTGCCCGCGGTCGTGTTTCTGGGAGGAATAACGCATTCCCGCCCTCGTCTGCTGAGTTCTACGCCGCCTCGACTGAGTTCATGCAAGGTGACTTGGTTAGGGCTAGGGCCAATGAGCGGATCGAAGAAACCCTGGAGGCGATCAATATCGAACCGCCCCCCAAGACTGATGAATCTGCGGCCAGAGTTGCCAAGATGGTGGCCGGCATGAAGGCTAAGTTCGAATCTGAGGCCACCGAGGAGAAAACAATGCGGCTAAAGGAACACTCCAAGACGATGAACGCCGAGCTAGACAAGCGAGCCAAGGCGAACAATGGTCAGGTCAGCAACGATGGCACTGGCGAGGCGTTAATGGCTAGTTTGGAGAACCTTAGAGTTGAGAACGAGGCCAGGGAGATGGTCGAGAACGCCGACAAGATCAGGCAACGCAACGAGTCAGAGGCTGCCGCGATTAGGGCCGAGGGTGAAACATGGGCTGGGATGGCCGAATGAGTAGGGCAGGTAGGAAACGCCTTTTAAACCGACAGAGAGAGCCCAACGGTCGCGCTAAGCGAGTTTCTGCTACCGAGGCCCAAGAAAACCGTTCCGTCGCTGTGGGCGCTCGCCAGCGGGTCTATGGGGCATCCCCAGAGCAGGCCGAGCAGATGGGCGAGAGCACTCACCTGGGGGATCTAAAGCGACGAGGGTTGATAAACGCCACCGAATTCGAGGCTGGGACGACATACCGGGCCATCGTAATCGAGCGCCACAAGACGATAGGCGCCCGCGGTTACGGGAATGGGGGGGACTTCAATGCAGGCGGCGGGTATGACGCCGGCGACGGGATGGATGACGATGAGGTTCGGCGCTATCTCCATGCCCAACGACGATTCATCGTGGCAAACCGCGCTTTAGTGAGATCTCAAGAGGCGGATCGTAGGGCGAAATCTATCACCGATCTTGTCTGTATCACGGACTGTAGCCCTGGGCATTTGATCCCGCCTCTGATTGTTGGGTTGAATTATCTGGCTCGTGCTTTAGGAGGTCAGGTTGACAAACCCAGCAAATCAGTAGAAACCTTGTCATCAATTCAGTCTGGCGAACGACGTTTAGAGGCCATTTAATCCAATTGGCCCCCAGAAACCCAATCAAAATAAGCATCGGCGCGCTTGCAGGACTCCAATCCCGCGCTGGTAAAGGGGAGGCGGTCTAGTTCGCCCAGTTCCGGGACTGTCTCCCCGACCTTATTGGGGAAAGGTTCTCTCCCATTGCTCCACAGCAACACAGAAAACAGTAGGGGCATCATGGGAAGCCTTTCCTCCACTACAGTAGGCAGATAACCAAATGGCAACTAGACGGCGGGAAAAGATAGAAGCGGTTGCATATGGCTCGCCCCAGTAGCTTCACCACCAAAACGGCAGACATAATCTGCCAACGGATTAGCGACGGCCAATCCCTTAGAGAAATATGCCGTAATGACGATATGCCTGACAAGGCAACAGTCATGCGGTGGCTTGGTAATGAGAAGCAGTCAGCATTCCGCGACCAATACGCCCGCGCTCGTGATGCTCAGGTTGACCATTTCGCTGAGGAAATCCTAGAGATTTCAGATGACGGCTCCAACGATTGGATGGAGCGGAAACTTCCCAATGGCGAAGCCACTGAGGTTATCAATCACGAACATATTGCTCGCTCCAAACTACGGGTTGATGCCCGTAAATGGCTGATGTCTAAGATGGCGCCCAAGAAATACGGCGACAAGCTGGATTTAGAGCATTCAGGGGCGGTGGAGATCAAACGCATTGAGCGAGTCATCGTCGACCCTAAAGATTGAGACAGCCAGGGTCTTCCAGCCGCTCCTGGCCCCATCACGCTACAAGGGCGCACACGGCGGCCGGGGATCTGGCAAGAGCCATTTCTTCGCAGGGTTGATGGTTGAGCGAGCCTTACGGGAGCCTGGCTTTCGTGGGGTTTGTATCAGGGAGGTTCAGAAGTCCCTGAAGCAGTCGGCCAAGCGGTTGATTGAGGACAAGATCGAGGAACATGGGCTTGGCTCCCTGTTCGACATACAAACGGCAGAGATCAAGACGCCCGGCGGCGGGGTTATCATATTCCAGGGAATGCAGGACCATACGGCTGAGAGCATCAAGAGTCTTGAGGGCTTTGATGTGGCGTGGTGCGAGGAATCGCAGAGCCTTTCTCAACGTTCCCTGACCCTTCTACGGCCTACAATACGAAAGGATGGCAGTGAGCTCTGGTTCAGCTGGAACCCAACCCGCAAGGGTGACCCGGTTGATCTGCTTCTACGGGGCGACAACACCCCAACGGGAGCGGTGGTTGTTCATTCCAATTGGGACGACAACCGTTGGTTTCCCGGCGTTCTTGAGCAGGAACGGCTAGACGATCTAGAAAACAGACCAGAGATATACCCACACATCTGGGAAGGCGGATATTCCAAGGTTGTCGAGGGCGCTTACTACGCCCTGTCCCTGATTAGGGCTAGGCAGCAGGGCAGGATCAGCCGAGTGGCAGCAGATCCGTTGCTACCGTACAAGTTCTGTGTGGATCTGGGCGGCACTGGCGCCAAG